GTGCGTAACCTTGAGCGTGTTGCATGCCTCGCAGTAATTTCTTTTTCCATATATCCATAGTCCACATCCTTTGCAACGATGTATTAGATTAGGTTCAGTAGCCACTTGCCTGCAATAAATACACTAAATCAGCCAAGGTGAGAACAGCAACGTATTGCTCAACGGATTTCTCACCCTGACCATTTAGACGTAGAACACCTACGCCCATCCCTTTTTTTGCCTTGCGATCATGAAGTTGGCGCATTAGCCCAGACAAATCAAGCTTTGTCCGTGCCTTGATTTCAATGTCCAGGCCATCAATTCCGGTGATGTCTGAGCCATCTCTACCAGCACCAACAGGTAGCGCATGTTGCCAGCCTTGCTCTTGCAAGTATTCTGCTACAATGCGCTGCGTTGCATAGCCTCTATGCTTGCGACTTTGATTACTCAACTAATTTGTCCTAGCTTGGCATGTGTGGCATTTGCAAGGTTTTGCAGACCCAGCCTTTATTGGCTCATTACAATTGTCGCACACGTCAAGTGTTTTATCTAGCACTAACATCTCATCACCCCACTAACAATTCTTCATCTTCTGGCCTAAATGACCATGTGCCATCCTTGCCAAGCATCATCCATATTGCTTTGCATTGTTCGGCTTTTTGCCTCATAGGAAGTAAACAACCCCAACCACGATAAGCACCATTTTTCCCAGTACCTTCGCGCAAGACCCTAGCGCCGTGCTTACACATCGGAACAGGGTGGGCAGATAACTTCTCAGTAACAAGATTAACTGCATTCTCAAAAGCGGGCTCAAAGTCAGCTGGTGGCTCAATCGTTGTATCCCAGACGATTTCAGTTTCTTTGTTGTTAGCATTTAAGAACTCCTTATGTTCTTTTGTACGTACACGTATTGGAGCGTTTGTCGCAGCTTCATTAACCTTAGCCATTTCCAGGCTGCTTGCTCGCTTTCCTTTAGCAGATAATCCGAGATTAGCCAGGCATCTTCCAATTGCGCTAGTTTCGCAATTCTCAAACCAAAAATCGCGATCAACACCCCTATCCTTGCGAGCGCCGCGCGCATAACCAATAGCGGAAGGAGCAGTATCAACATGGGTACGGAAAGCAACTGCCTTAAATATGACAATGCCTTTTTCTTCATCATTGTTAATAAGTTCTGTAAGTATTGATCCATCTTCAAAGGTTTCATAAAACTTGTGTATCCTCGTATCTACATCTTCATAGTTTGCTAAATTAAACATCTAAGGTTTCTCCTTTTGCATAGTCAATTTGTTCCTTAAGAGTCCAGATAGTGCCATCAGGCCATGCCTGAACTTCATTAGCACAAGATTGGCAGTAATGCCTGACAACTAACTTGCCATATCGCTTGCTTGTTATTTGCCAGGTGGCTTGCTTTTGTCCAAGTAAACTGCTAGTGCCATGGCGGTACTTGCAGTAATCACACCAAATGCCTTTTGGTGATCTAGAAAGCATCCAAATCATTCCAATCTTTGACGGCAAGCTCCCCGGCAATTGCGAAGTAGGCAACTGCATCGAGCCAACTATCAACATTTGTTTTAGTTTCCATAATCCGTGCAAGCTTGACCAATGCCATACAGATTGCAACGTCCATTGGTTCAATTGGACGTTCAAAATAGTCTTCCCACAACTTTGCTGTTCTAAGCATTGTCGTGTCGTAATGACCATGCGTTGCCCCTCGATTTGTAATCGTTGTCGCTGCATTAGTCAATATGTCTTTCGCTCGCAACTGCCTTGCCCCGTCTGTATCCATGTGCCCAGCCTTCCTTGTAGCCCTTCTCCTTAATGAATACACCGATTGTGTATGCACTTAACACAAATAGAAAACACCATAACGCTAACTCAAGCAAACGCATATCATTCAACATCTGCGCTCACCCCATGTACATCAAGAAAATAAGCAGCCAAAACCTCGCGACTTATTCTGCCGCGTTGTTGGCTCATGCCTAGTTTTTTCTTAGCGAAATCACGTATAAATGAAGCTCGCACAAAGTGCTTGCCATCGGTATACGCACCCGATTTACGATCATATCTAATCGTCATGCCCTAAACCCCTTTCAAATAGGATTTCAAATCCTATTTTGAAGGGTCTATATGCTATTTGTCAATTAGCGACACGCCATCATAATTATCCATATGATCATCAATCGTTCTATGGATAGGAAAGATATCCTCAACCATAACGCTTGCCTTCGACCAGGAAGCTGCCATCTTTTTCTATTGGTATGGCCACAGGCTGAACACGCTTGCGGTCTATGTAGATTATGCCAAATCCTTTTTGCCAGTTAAATGTTCCGCGTGTGTAATACGCTTGGCTCTCATCCATTAAATGTCCAACCTCAAAGCCTGTAAGAACACCCCTTAAAACGCCCCCAGATGCCGTTGTAAAGCTCGATATACCCTGTCTGTGGGTGTGACCACAGACTACCGATAAACCATGCCTCTTAGCCGATTCTAAGGCCGTTAAACCCCCTTGTGGCTTGATGCTCTGCTCATCGCCATGAACCATTACCCAGCCATCATGAAACTGGTATGGCTTGCTATGGTATGTAATGCCTAAATCATCTAAATGCAGGAACTTTTGAATGGTCAATTCAGGCAGACCAATAAGGCCAGGCAGGCGCTTGCTTAGTGAGTTGTAAAGCCTTGCTCCGTGATTGCTTCGGCTGAGATGTCGTACTTGAAGCTCGGCGAGAACGCGCACAGTTTCGTCACGATCTCTACCAATGCTTCCTGACCACTCATCCCTACCGGTTGACCAGCGGCTAATTGTTTGGAAGTCAATCTCATCGCCCACACATAAAACGTCATCAGGCTTGTACTTTCTGATGAACTGGGCAACATTTCTAACAGCTTTCTTATCGTGAAAAGGTACTTGTAGATCGGATATGACTACAATTCGCTTAATCTTCATCCTCATCTTCATCTTCATATGGAAAATGATTAGGATTCTGTATTACCCAATCGGGTAAACGCAACTGTTCTTCAATGTACCAGCGCGCCCTATCTTCACCATATCCAGCGCGAACTAATGCCTCAAAGCATTCAACAATTGATGCAGCCCAAATATCAATGGGTCGCAAAATGTCTGTTGATGCTTTGCGCGCAGCCGCTTCTTTCCGCTTACGTTTAGCGGCTTGTTCGCTTTTTGAGATTCTTCTTGCGCTCATGAGTAAGCAATTCTAGAACCATTGATTCAAGTTTATCTATGCGCGACACGATATTTGATGCCTCAAGTATTGATGGCACTTCATGTCGGATAATGTATCTAAGCCCACCGACAATAAGCGCACAGCAGGAAAGGATGGCAGCTACAAAGCCTGCCCATTCAGCCGGGCTCAACGCCGACCAAACGCCGTATCGTTAGGGTTAAGCCATCTCAATATTACTGGAAGGCTTGCTACTAACGCTGCATTTACAATTGCAGGTGCATCCCAGCCTACTGCCAAATAGGTTGCTATTCCGGCGGCTAAGAAGCTTCTTGCCCAACTTGCTGCTACTGCTTTTGCTTGTTCCATTTAAGGGCTCTCCTGTCAATATGGGGATTTCAAACATACTGCCATCTTTATCGCCCTTAGCAGTAAAGCTAATGTGTATATGTGTCTTATGTGGATTTATGCCTGTGTATTTTCTCCACTTGTAGTTTTTCTTCCAACTGGCAATTTTGCTGTTGAAGATAATGTAGCTGATTCTCTTATCAGTTCTGGCAAGTAGCCGTAACTGATCCGCCAAATCAAATGCTTCGGCTGGGTTGGTTTGCAGATTAGCGTTAATGTCAATGGCACGTACAATGCCTTCAGCAGTTGGATTGTGATCGGACTTACGCGCTGCATGACGTTGATCACCGAGCCACCCCTCTGGTGAAGTTCTACTTCTATCGGGGAACGCATCATCTATCTGCTCGCGTAATTGCTGACCAGCTTTGCACAGTTTAGGCATTATCTATAAAGATTGTTCCAGCCAACTTAGGCTATCTTCATCCCAACGCCAAAGACCTTCTTCGGGTCTAGGTGTTGGTGGTTGCCAATCAAAGTTACTGTCTAGTGACCAAGAAGCAAAAGGCTGTGGTGCGATAAATACATCATTGACCGCATCATAAGTGTAGCCAATGCCAGCATATTGCTTGCGTATATTGTTATTGTATGAAGTGCGTTTGCAGGTTTGACCTCTAAAGTTGCCATACCAAGTTTCAGTATCTAAACCTTCAATTAGTTCAGTTTCATCAATACCTGTAATAACTTCAGTTACTATATTGTTTTCGTCTAAAAATGCGTAATGTGCCATTATGTCCAACTCACATTGCCTGTGCCAGCAGTTATTGTTGCGCGTTTATAACCGCCACTTGATGCACTTTCTGAACCTGTTAAGCCTGCGCCTATTGTGATGGTGCGAGTGTCTGAATAACGCAAAATTACTACGCCTGAGCCGCCTGCACCGCCATTTTGAACAAGCCTTCCACCGCCACCGCCACCGCCTAAATTATCAGTTCCATTTCCAGGGGTTCCAGAATCTCCTGCACCATTTCCGCCTCCACCTGCACCACCGCTAGGACTAGTAACACCGCCTCGCGACCCGCCGCCGCCTGCGTAAGTAACTGAAGAACCTGAAATAGCAACTGCAACACCATCGCCACCTTCATTAGTAGCATCTGTTCCGCCGACTTCTCCAGCACCGCCACCGCCTCCGCCATTGGTCGCGGCAGTTTCTCCAGCAAAACCTTGATTAGCAGTACCTGCGCCACCTGAAGCAGTTAAGCCACCACCTCCACCTGAACCACCAAGGCTACCAACAACAAGCTTAGACCCACCACCACCACCACCTGTTGAAGTTATGGTTGCAAATACGCTATTACTTCCGTTTGAACCAGCAACCACTCCATTGGCTGGTGTGCCAGGACCACCACCACCAACTGTTACTGTAAATAAAGTGTTTAATGCTAAAGATAAAGCAGATTCTAATGAACCGCCACCTCCTGTTGCAGTTACAGTAGATCGCAAACCTCCTGCACCACCGCCGCCACCATCGTCAATACCAGCACCACCGCCACCAGCAACAACTAAATAATCAACGTTAAAGGCGCGCGTATAATTTTGTGATGCAATAATCCCGATTAAACTCATTATTCAATATCTCCTACGACATACCAAGTGTCGGTTGCGACCTTGATGCAAGAAGCGGCTGAGAACTGAGCCCTCAACTTAGGAGTTGTGGCAGTAGCTCCTGTTGATGAAATTGTAGTAGTTCCTGAAGTGACTGCCTTGATTGTGGTCCGACCTGCACCGATTTGAATAACATTGATAACTGTGCCAACTGGAAAAGCAACATTGGCATTGGTTGGAATCTGGAAATCATTAGCAGAAGCAACGGAC